TGTAAAATGTGGAAAGCCTTTGGGGGATGAACCAAAAGCTATTTTCTTTTCGCATATCAGATCAAGAGGAGCAAGACCGGATTTGAAGCTGGATAAGAACAATATCGAACTTCTTTGTTCCGCTTGTCACAGATTACATGAATTTAACGAAAGGGAAATTGTATGAAAAATAAAATTTTGGATGCTTGTTGTGGCAGCCGAATGTTTTGGTTTGATAAAAACAATCCAAACGTTCTTTTTATGGATAAAAGAAACGAAACATTAAAAGCAAAAGATCGGGACAAGGTACGAACAATAGAGGTAAATCCTGATATAGTGGGCGATTTTACAGAGATGCCATTTGAAAATGAATCTTTTTATATGGTAGTATTTGATCCGCCACATTTAAAAAGATTGGGCGATAGTAGTTGGTTGTGTAAAAAGTACGGTAAACTTCCGGATGATTGGCAATCTTTGATAAGAAAAGGTTTTGAAGAATGTATGCGGGTACTAAAAACAAACGGAACTCTTATTTTCAAATGGAACGAAACGGAGATAAGTGTAAAAGATGTTTTAAAAGCAATTCCATACAAACCTTTATTCGGACATACTACAGGTAGACAAAGTAAAACTATATGGATGGCTTTTATGAAAGAAGAAATTGTATAACTTTTAAATCAAAAATATCATGACAGTATGCTGGACAGAAGGATGTTACTACTTTGAAGGCGAAGTAACTGATTCCTACCAAACGGAAGATGGCACTATGTTGATAGTGAAAGTACAGAACGGACGAACAAGGGAAGTTCTTAGAGAATATGAACATTTAATCGAATTGGATGTATGAGGATAGACGAAAACATAGAGGTATTACTTCAATCTGTTGCAAATTTATTTGGGGATTTGAAGCTAAACGTTCTGAAAGGAAAGCTGGAAGATGTGATAGCACTTCAAGATACGGAAAGTATCGCTGACTTTATCGAAGAATGTATTAAGTGGTCGGAAAGAGAATATACGAAAAAACAGCGTATGTTTGTATTCTCTGATGGGAAATTGGCTTTGACAAGGATATTTATTGTTTCCGCAGAAATGGATTACACGGATGAAGGTGTACCGGAAATAATCATAAATAGAATGCCGGATGATGTGACATTAAAGGATAATCCTTATAAAAACATTCATGTCCGGTATGAAAGCGAGGAAAACTGTTCCCGTGACTTCGACAGGTTGAAATTAGTGTTGAATTAATAATCTATGGCTAAGGAAGTTATAGTAAAGAATTTAAATCTCGTTGGAATGACAGACTATTTCAATGAGCATTATAAAAAGAAAGATGGTGGAAAGTTTTCATACTGGAACATCAGAGCTTATGCGGTAATGGGCAAAGTCCCTTCCTATTTGGGAGAAGGATTGAGCATTGTCCCTTGCGTACCGATAGGAAGCAATGTAAGGTTGTGGAAACTTGTGAAAGAAACAAAATAAAAATGAGATGAAGATATATGTAAGTTTGCCTATTTCTGGGCATGATATAGAAGAAACGAAAGAATACGCAGAAAAGATTAAGAAGTTTCTTGGAGAAAAAGGTGATGAAATTGTTACTCCTTTTGATACTTGTAATGAAGAAGGTAAGTCTTATTCCTATTATATGGGTAGGAGCATTGAAGCACTTTTAGAATGTGATGCTGTTTTCTTTGTACCAAATTGGCAGGAATCAAAAGGCTGTATGGCAGAATTTGAGTTGGCAAGAATTTATGGAAAGAAAATTTTAATGTAAAGAAAATGAAAAGTTCGAGTAAGTATTTGATATGCTATGACAATGAAACCGGAGGACTTCCTTCGAAAGACAAACCGGCTTTTGATGCGATTCCTCTTATAGAAATTGCGTTTGCAATCATAGATATGGAGAAATTGGAAATATGCGAAGAAGTATCTATGATCCTTCCGCGTGACTATAAAGAAGGTCTTTCCTATTCAGCGGAAGCGGAAGCTGTGCATGGTATCACTGAATCTATCCAGAATGAAAAGGCAATTTCGTTAAAAGAGGTTTACAAAAAGTGTCTGGATATTTTCAAAAGATACAAAAACCCGCGCCAACTATGTACTCTTTGCGGTCACAACATAGTAGGGTTTGACAACCCTTTCTTGGAGAACTTCTTTAAGTTCATGGGAGATGATCTAAGCAAGTATGTAAAATTTTCGTTGGATACGATGCAATTGGCTCACATGGCTTATGGAGAAGCTGAAAATTATCAACTGCATACTATTTGTGACAAGGAAGGTATTGATCTTGTAAACGCGCACCGTGCCGGTGATGATACCTATGCGAACGCGCTGCTTATGATAAATTTTGTAAAGAAACTTCGAGGAGAAGGAACAACTGCCGAACAAGATGGCATGACGGTCAAGAATCCTTTCCGAGAAAAATTTGCTTTGTAAAGCATGGCAATAGTATATAATTCAAAAGGTGGGATTCTGACCGATTTGCAAGCAAAGAGGTTGTTTACTACTGTGGACGATATAATAGACAGACTTCCTTCTCCTACTATATCCCAACTCTTTTCAGGGGGATACAAAAGGGATATGGACAAGATGCTTGAAACTATTATAGATCAGACAGAGTATGCAATGAATTTTGGACGGTCTCTCGATACCGAAAAATTGGGATATGTGGACAACCTGTTTGCTTCAATGGACGAAAACCTAAGAATCCTTTCGTACAACTATTTCAATGCAACTGTCCTTTCTAATTTTAATTTAGGGTGGAGAAATTTGGAATGGGGAAACCTTACGCAACTTTTTCCTTGGAGCAGTTATCTGTGCAGCCGCGGAAGTGGCAAATGTCTGAGTATCAACACTTTAGTAGTTATGGCTGATGGATCAATAGAGAAAATCCAAAATATTAAAGTTGGGGATAAGGTGATGGGGCAGGACTTCAAACCTCGAAAAGTCTTAGAGCTTCACAGAGGAAGATGCCCTATGTACGAAGTAAGGCAAATAGGAGGCATGGACTATACCGTAAGTGAAGGACACCTTCTTTGCCTATCTGATAGGAGCATTGTTCCTGTGGAAGTGGCGGAAATGAACCTTAGAAAGGGTTTTTCTTATAAAGGTTATAGGTCTACTAAGAACGGACTAAGAGAGACGGAAATTTATGTGTCTTTGGTTGGTGAAGATGACTATTACGGTTTTGCCTGTGATGGTGACCATAAGTTCCTATTAGAAGATGGTACGGTTTGTCATAACAGCTATATGTGGTGTTATTCCTTTCCTTTGTGGCGATTGTATTCTTACACGAGACCTATGCTCTATGGAGGTGATACGGTTGACAACAAGAACCGGAAAGAGACGGCTATGATCACAAACACTATGACACTTGCAAAGGTACATGTGAACAAGATCATAGAAGAAATCACTACCAATGATATTCTAAAAGAAAAGATTGATCCTAACGGAAAGGCAAAACTGGGCGAAACGGCAATAGAAGGTGAGAATGGTGCTATCCTCCATGTCCGTGGTAAGGACGGGTTTATTCGTGGTCTTCACGTTGGTGCAGCAATCATAGACGATATGCCGGATGAAAGTTCTTTGTATAGCGATGAACAAAGGGAAAAGCTGAAGGAAGTCTTTAGGGGTACAATTACACCTATTGTAGAACCATACGGGTATTTGATTGTATCCGGTACACCTTATTCAACTGCTCCGAATGAACTGTACAATGTGATAAAAGGTGACAAACGTTTCTATTCGTTTGAATACCCTATTGTTTTCCCGGATGGTAGGCCACTTGCACCAGATAGATACACTTTTGAGGATATAAAAGCAAAAAGAACAGAACTTGGTTCTATTGTATTTGCCCGTGAGTATTTGGTTATCCCTATTTCTGATAACTCAACGATCTTTCCTTATGAGTATTTAAGAAGGTCGACTACAGGGATGGACAAAGTTTCTTTTGCAGATAGTATAGAATTTTTCCCGTTTGAACTTCAAAGGGTAGTGGTAGGATGTGACTTTGCCGTATCTGGTAATATTGGTGCTGACTATACTGTCTATTCTGTTTGGGGTATTGACTATTCGAACAATTTTTATCTGATAAACTATTTCCGTGCAAAAGGAATGTCCCATAACGAACAAGTAGACAAGATTGTTCTTTTTAACCGCTTATACAAACCGGATAAAATAGTATGTGAAGCAAACGGTTTCCAAGGGATTTTGTCTGCACTTGCAAGGGAAAGGGGGCTTTCCAATATCGAACAGTTTACAACAACAGAAGGAAACAAGAAAGACCTCTATTCTGGACTTCCGTCTTTGTCTGCTATGTTTGAAAGAGGGCAGATTAAAGTTCCTTACAAGGAAGGGGACACAAGACAAAAAGTAGAGTTGATGTTCAGTGAGTTTGCGTCCGTTACTTTCAGAAGCGATAAAGGGAAATTGGAAGCGAGTTCGGGGCACGACGACGTTGTGATGAGTAGCTGGCTCAGTATCAATACTTTACGTGAAGAAAACGGATCAGGTAATAATTTTAGTATAAACATGATATAAACAAATATATAGATCATGGGTAAATTGAATCCCGGCTTCATGGCGGAAATCTTTAAATTGATGTTTTCTGATGAGGTCATAATGCGTATAGCTTCGGAATATTTGAAATACGAATTGATTCCTAAAGAATGGGTAGGTTATAAATTCATTCTTAGGGAAGCGATCATACAATATACAGAAAAGAACAAACTGCCTTCTATTGGTGCTATTTGTCAAAAATTCTGTGATGAAGATGCCGTGCAGCTTGCTGCAAAGGAAATAAAGAAGGCAACTTTGATAGACAGGGAAATTGCAATAGATCAATTGCAGTCTTTTGTCAAGGAAACGGAATTTGAACTTCTTTCAAGGAAAGTACATGATTTGTACGAAGAAGGAAAGAAGGAAGAAGCAATACGTGTCAATGCCGAAGAATCCCAAAGGATATTGGAAATGTCGTTTCGTTCCAAATCAGGCGGTTTTCAGTCTGTTTTTGGGGGTTTTCATGAACGGATGGTAGAAAGACGCATGGAAAGCGATACTGTCTCTGAAAAGCCTATAAAAGTACCTTTTGGAATAGATAGGTTGGATGATGTCTCTTTTGGTGGTATGGAGATGGGGGATACAACAATGTGGATAGCTCAATCGGGTAAGGGTAAGTCGACCATATTAAAATGGCATGGGTATTCTGCTGCTATTAGAGGTGTGCCGGTTCTTCATATTCAATTGGAAGGAGGGGTTAAAGCCTGTATGCAAATATATGACCAGTTATGGTCTGCTCAATCCTATTCCGATATCAAATCCGGCAATATCAGTCCAAAGGACAGAAAGAAGATAGAACAGGCTATTAAAGAAGTAAAAGAGCTTAGTTCTGACATTGAAGTGTATGGATTCAAAAAGTTCGGACAGGCTTCTATGGGGGATGTCCGGCAGCTTTGTTATGACTATTTTAATACACATGGCAAGTTCCCCGGATTGGTAATACTCGATTCTCTGGATTTGGTAAAGACCGGCATATCCAAAAAGATAGATTCTGATCCTGACCACAAGAAAGAAAAACTACAAACTTGTGCCCAGTTATTAAAGAATTTAGCTGATGAAATAGGTGCTCCTATTATTACAGCCACACAGACAAATGATGTTCCGTTTGAAGTATGGAACAATCCTGATAAGGTAATTGACCGTTCTTATACAGAATATGATAAAACACTTGTAAAGCCTTTTTCTTTTGTGTTTACTTTGAATATGACAATAGAAGAAAAGGCAAACGCAACAGCCCGTATTTATGTCGATAAGCTCCGTGATTACAAGGAAAGTCAAGAAGTGATTACGATTGCTACCAATTACGACAAAAGACGGTTCTATCACAGGGGGCGAACGATGGAAATGTATAATCAAGTTTCCGAAAGGAAAGAAGAAAAGAAACAAGCTCGCAGAAAAAAGGTGCAAGCAGATAAAATGGAAAGCATTTAGGCTTATGATACGGATAGACGAAGAAGAAGTAAAGGCAGCGATTGGACTTCGCATATTCGGTTCGCAGGGGTGGCTCTCCAATAAAAACATGGATTGTCCCTATTGTGGAAAATCGAAGAAATGGGGTGTTCTTTTGAATCCTCACGGCGGTGTGTTTCACTGTTGGAAATGTGGTAGTAAAAAACCATTGAAGGATTTCCTGGACAAGATAGGAAGGAAAGATCTTATACGGATGGAGTATCAAAATTCTATAAACACAAAACTTACTCCTTTGAAAGATGAGAAAGAGGAAAACAACGAAGAAGAACTTCCTGTTCCGAAACTTCCTTTCCGTCTTGAAAGAATAGTATCAGACAGTTATCTTGACGAAAGGGGGTTTAAGAAATACCATTACGATCTTTTTGAACCTTCCGAAACAAATTCCGTTCTTGAAAAGAACTTGCGAAATTATATCATTTTCAAAATGAAGATGGATGGTAAGCTGGTAGGATGGCTTGGAAGGAGTAGGTATTCTAAAGAATGGCATAAAAAGGATTTGGAAAGGGCAAAGGAAACAGGAACTAAACCTCATTTAAGATACGAAAACAGCATAGGAACGAACTTCACGAAGATACTGGGAGGCTTTGATGAGCTTTCTTCTTCGGTCAAAGATGTTATCATAGTGGAAGGGTTGTTTGACAAGGTGGGGATAGACAATCTTTTGCAGCTTTGGGATTGCAACAGTTTGAAATGTGTTTTTACGTTTGGAAAGAGCATCAGCAAGGAACAAATCTCCTACTTAGAAAGAAAAGGTATCAAGAATGTGATCCTTATGTATGATGATGCAACTGTGGAAGAATCGAAAAGCGCAGGACTTATGTTGGGAAAGAAATTCAACACAAAGATAGCCTATCTTTATAAACCAGGGGTTGATCCAGGAGATATGGATATAGATTATTTGGACGATGTGCTAAGCAATCTCTATGATCCTATTAATTTTTATGTATCTAAAATTAAAAAGTTGTGGTAGTAAGGATTAACTTTGTCAAAAATCATATATCATCATGGAGAAAAGCAGAGAATTGTCAATAGACGAATATTTGAAGGTGCTTCAATTGGAATACCTTACAAACAAAGTAAGAAGCCTTATTTTTGATCGTCCGGAATTTGTCAAGATGGCTTCTGATATAGCAGAGTTCAAAAAGGAAAGGATAGAGCTTCTTTCCAAACGTCATTTCAAATCTTCTATTTTTATGTCAACGGAAGAGTTTATGAATTTCTATGAGAGCGAGTTCTTGAATCCTTTCGGACTTCCCAATTTCCAGTATAGTAATGATGAGAAAAAGCGCGCTTCGCAGTGGTATTGGGACGTTGTTCATTTGCTTGGCAAAGGGCAGGTAGTTATCTATAAAGACAGCGAATATCCTATATTAGGCAATAATATGAAAGATCGGACGGTTTGCATTCAAGTAAACAAGAAAAGAAAAAATGTAAGTTATTCAGAAATCAAAATACAGAAACTTGTAATGTGTTTTGATGGTAAATTATTATAGACATGAAAAAGTATATTGGAGTAAAACAGATTAGTGCCAAACCCATGACAATGGGAGAGGCATATGAAAATGGATTGTTGCAGAAAAACAGAACCATCACTGAAAATGAAAAGACGTTAGATGGTTATTATGTGGAGCATGATAATGGTTATGTTAGTTGGAGTCCAAAAGATGTATTTGAAAAGGCATACAATGTAGCTGACACACCTCTTGATCGTATGTATATCGAATATAATGAGTTGATGGACAAACATAATAAGTTAGTCCTGTTTCTTGGCCGAAAAGATGCTGTTGAAATAGCCGGTGAAAATCAGGTTGCTTTAATGGAGCAGCAAAAAATACAGATGCACGACTACCTTCTCACATTGAAAGAGCGCATTGAATTATTAAATAACAATTAAAATTTCGAACTATGAATTTTAAAGAGTATGAAGCTCACGCAGCTTCAACAGCTTGCTATCAAAAAGAGGTAGCTATTCCGTATGTGATAATGGGTCTTACCAATGAACTGGCAGAAGTTTACGAGAAAGTAGATTGCGCAGCCGAAGCAAAGGAAATTGTAAAGGAAATAGGAGATGTCCTTTGGTATGTTGCCATGATAAGACAGGAACTTGATTTGCCGGAATTGGAGTTTCCAGAGATTGTCAAAAAGCTGACTGACGAAGATGTTTATCATTTGTCACCTTCCTACTTATTGCAACAGACAGGTATTATCAATGGACATGCAAAGAAATTCTTCCGGGATGATGATTACAAAGCTGGATTCCCAGAAAAAAGAAAAGAGGCATGTCACAAGGCTTTGGAACAAATTTTACAAGGATTACAGAATCTTGCCGTTTACATTGAAGGAGATAAAGGTGACTATTCTTTAATGTCTATTGCAAGGGGAAATGTGGAAAAGCTGGCTAAAAGAAAAGTTGAGAATAAAATACATGGGGACGGTGACAACCGGTAACGATTATGGTACGTGCTGTTACTTTTTTAGGAGCTTCTTGCGTTGGAAAGACATCTGTTTTTGATCTTATCGAAAAGGACAGATCATTTGCCAGATTCGCCAAAATAGGCAGCATAACAAGACAGTTAGTAAAGGAAGGGAAAATAGAACCTTCCTTTACTTCCGTCCAGAATCAAAAACTGATTTTTGATAAGTATGCGGAACTATTAAACACAGATTGCTATGTTTCCGATAGAAGCATAATAGATGTGCATACGTTTACAAAGACAATTCCTGTTTCTACTCAAAGGGATGCAGAATTGAAAAGGCAATTGGATTTCATAAACGTCAGTGAATATTTTCTTCCTATTTTCTTTTATTTCCCTATTTATTGGGATGTGGAAAATGATGGGGAAAGAATGGCAGATGCAGAAAGAAGAAAATGTTGGGATACAGAAATAAGGAAGTTTTTGATAGAAAGAAAATTGCCTTATGAAGTGATACCAAACGATACTCCTTTTAACCGATTGAAGTTTATCAAAAGTGTTTTAAGTACACGAATAAACTTAGGTTAAAAGCATGGTTAAGGATTGTAAAAACATACAATAATTGCATACAAAAGTTGTATGTTTGTCTGTGAAAACGAAAAGAAGAAAATACGATGGATCGACTTTTAAATGAGCTGGAAGAATATCTTTCTTCCAATACTATACAATACTCTCTCGACAAGGAAAATTACACTGTTTCCTTTGAGGGGAAATCATACGAAGTTTTTGAGCCTAACGAAGACGGATATTTCTTTTCAGAGGATTTTCGTTGGGATTGTGAACGCACCGAAGAAGATGGTTATATCTTCCGCCTTGGCGGTGTATGGTACACATTGGACAAAGGGAAGGAAAACGAACCTAAACTCAACCGGGTAAAATGGAGAGGGCAAAGCGAAATGGCAGGTCTTTCTACTAATTTCTTGGGAGTGCACGGATCGTTTGAACTTTTGAATGGTACGGGATTGTATCCAGATTGGGTAAAGAAAGCCAAATTCTTAGGGATAGAAAGACTGGGGATTGTTGAAAAAGCAACTTTGGCAGGTGCGCTCAAATTTCAGAATGCCTGCAAGGCAGAAGGAATTGTACCTGTGTTTGGTCTGGAAGTCCCGGTAAAGGATGAAAAGAAGGACATTACCTATACTTACAAAGTCTATGCAAAGAATGAAAAGGGCTGGCAGCATTTGCTTGCATTAAACAAGGTTTTGAATTGTGGCGATAATGGAAAATTCGTTTCTCCAAAAGACATGTCGGAACATGTTTCAGATGTGTACATTGTATTCGATCCAAAAACAATACAGTTTGAAGATGTTCCTATCCTTTTGAGAAACAAACCCAATGTGTTTTGGCAAGTAGATACCGTGAAATACACAAAGAACGATAGGGATACCTCCTATTTGATGAACTTTGAACAGTTCTATAAGTCCAAAATGAAGCCCGTAGCTATTTGTGATGCTTATTATATCGAGCCGGAATACGCCATACTTCGAGAAGTAGTAAATAAGATTGACGGGAAAGTAAACTACAAATCTGGTAATCAGTATTTCAAGGATGAAGCGACTTACATGGAAGAACTTCTTTCTTTGTTCGGGGATAGTGAAAGGGGAGAGGAATTTTATATGGTAGCAAGAAGCAATGCTGATATGATTGCGAAAAATTGCAACTTTGAAATTCCTACTGACAGCCGACATCTTCCCCGTTATGAAATGACAAAAGAAGAAAAGAAAAAATACGCTTCCAATGAAGATATGTTTGATTCTTTGATTTATGAAGGGTTGGAGAACAAACCGGAACTTTTGGAAGATTACTCGGAAGATGTGCTTGTAGAAAGAATAGAAAGAGAATCAGATGTAATCAAATACGGACAGGTTGTTGATTACTTTTTGATTTTGCGTGATATTGTCAATTGGTGCAAAAAGAATAATATCTTGTTAGGTGGCGGTCGTGGAAGCTCCAGTGGCTCTTTGATTTCTTATCTGTTTGGATTGGTAAATACAAATCCATTGCACTTTGGTTTGATTTTTGAAAGGTTTTTGAATAAAGGTAGAGTTTTGTCTAGCCTTCCAGATATTGATACAGATGTGCCGGGAGAATACCGACCGGCAGTAAAACAATACATGGAAAATCGTTTTGGAGCTTCGCAAGTTTGTTCTGTGGGTACATATACCACTTTGCAGATAAAACAGGCTATAAATGATGTAGGAAAGATTTATGGAGCTTCAATTCCTACTCTTAGGAGGCTTACCAAAATGATAGAAGATGTAAAGACGGAAGAAGATTTTTTGAAACTTGCTTGCAAGAAGTCAGAAGTAAATCAATTTCTGAATAAATATCCAGAAATGATGAATATTGTTTTCCTTCTTCTTGGACAACAAAAGGCAGCTTCTATTCATGCTTGTGCTATGATGATCTTTCCAAAAGAAAAGACAATGTATGAGTGGTGTCCGGTTAGAAAATCGGGCGATTTGGTTGTCAGCGAATGGGAAGGCGGAGAGATGGACGAAGCCGGCTTTTTGAAAGAGGATATTCTTGGCATTGAGCAATTGGACAAATTCACTGATATTCTGAACCTGATTGAAAAGAATACGGGTAGGAAAATCAATCTCTATTCTGATATTGAGTATGATGATCCAGAGGTTTACAGATATTTTGCAAACGGTTGGCTTAGCGATATATTCCAGTTTTCAGCAAAGGGACTGTGCGCCTATACACAAAAATTGAAACCTAAGAATATGGATGATGTAGTGGCAGCACTTTCCTTGTTCCGTCCCGGGCCAATGGAAAATGGTTTTCACATGGATTACATTGCTCTGAAAAACGGAGAAAAAGAGCCGGAATACCCTATTGGAGCAGAAGAAATTCTGAAAAACACTTATTCTGTGTTGGTATATCAAGAACAGATTATGAACATTTGTAATCAACTTGCTGGCTTTGATTTAGTTACATGTGATAAAGTAAGAAAATCATTAGGTAAGAAAAAGTTAGATGTTTTGCTTCCATTAAAAACTAAATTTATTGAAGGATATGTTGGTAAATTTGGAAGCAAAGGGGTAACAGAAAAGAATGCTGAAATTCTTTGGGAACAGATGGAGGAATTTGCTAAGTATTCGTTCAATAAGTGTGTGAGTTTCAGCACTTTAGTATATGTTGTTGGGTTTGGAGAAATAACGGTTGAAAGATTGTTTCATGCTTTTCACAATCAAGAATGTAATTCTTTTGTCGCAAAAAGCATGAAGAAAGACGGTACGTTGTATTTTTCTAAAATAAAAGACGTTAGGTATTCCGGCAACAGACCTGTGTATGAAATTTCTCTTGTTGATGGGAAAAGAATAAAGACAACGGGAAACCATAAATTCCCTACAACAGAAGGAAAAGTGTATGCAGAGTTTCTTTTGGGGAAAACTTTGTTTGTTGCTAATAATAGCTCCAATGCGCAAATGGCAAATGTTGTTTCTGTAAGTCTTGTAGGTAATGAAGATGTGTACGATATTGAAATGGAAGATGAAAACCACAATTTTGTCGCAAACGGAATTGTAACATGTAACAGTCATGCTGCTGCATACGCTATCAACGCTTACAATTCTTTATGGTTGAAAGTTCATTATCCTTTGGAGTTTTGGTCGGTTGCTTTATCCCGTGCAAGTGAAGATGATTTTCCCCAATACGTCAATGAAATGCAACAGACGGAAGGAATAGAAATCAAACCTGTAAATATCAACAAGTCTGATATAAACATTGTGGCGGACAAAAAAGATAATAGCATCTATTGGGCGATCAATGCAACAAAACAAGTAGGAGAAAAGGCACAGAATCAGATTATGGAAGAACGCTCTAAGAATGGGGAGTATTTTTCTTTGGCTGAATTTATAGACCGTCACACGTTCAAAGGGTCGGCAGTGAATAAATCTGTTATCGAAAACCTTATCTATTCCGGTGCGTTCGATATGATGGATGAAACAAGGGGATTTTCCAATATCTTTTCTGCAAGGGAGTTCATGCTTGGAAAGTATCGGGAAAAGAACAAGATCAAAATTGACAAAGAAAAGGATGAATATTTTCTTGCCTTTGAAAAGAAAAAGATCGCAAAGAATTGGTGGTGGCTTTTACAACAAAAGAACAAGTCCGGTTTTGCTTTCTTCGACTACGAAGGATTGGTAAGGGAATACCTAAAACCAAAAGTTAGAAACGGGGTTTTCTACAATGTGGAAGATTTGCAAAACTATGACGGATCGACCTATGAAATGGTTATGGTAGGTGGTTATGTTTTAGAAGTGGAAGAAAGAGAAGGGAAGAAAGGGCGGTTTGCCAACCTTTTGCTTGAAAGCAATTACAAATTCCTTCGTGTGGTTATTTTCCCGGACGATTACGAGGAGAACGCAGACTTCTTTATATCTTCAAAGAAAAGCATCCTTCTTCTAAGTGGAAAGGCTAACTTTGACAAGTTTAAAGAAGAATATGTATTGCAAGTAAACAGTAACAGTAAATTCATAAAACTTGGAGTATGAAACTTGTAAGGAATATTGGAGATAAAGCAATAGTTTTGCTCTCCAATGATTTGAAAAACGAATTGGACATGGATGCGGTGACTTCCATAGACCATGCAAATTTGTATGGGGAAATCGCCACTTGTTCCGTCCTGTTGAACAAAGTAGGGCTTCTTAGAGCACAAGCAGAATCAGAGTATGAATCTGCAAAAGTGGAATTTAATGTCTATAAAGCACAACTTGCTACACAGATAAGACGTGAATCCATTGTAAACGGTGGAAAGGTTAAAGTAGAAGGTATAGGACTTGTGAAACTTACGGAAAGTTCTTTGGATGATATTTTGACAATCAATCCAGAGCTACATGCCATGCAAAAGGATTTGGTCAAAAAGAAAAAGCATTTGGCAGAAATAGACAGTCTCTATTGGGCGTTGCAGTCAAAGGACAAAAAGTTGACGGGACTTGTCCCGAAGGTAACGCCGGAAGAATTTCTGGACAATTTGGTAGAAGGTGAAATCAACACATTTTTAATCATAAAAGAGAAATAACAATTTATTTATCAATCAATTAAATTAAAAAGAATTATGAAATTTGACAAATCGAAATTCAAGAAGCAATCAATTGAAGATGTAGAAGCTGAAGTAAAACAGGCTGAAAAGACAATGTACAAAGGCAGCAAGAGCTATACAGGCTTTGCTACTGTTCAGAAAGGAAAGAACGTATTTCGTGTCGTTCCAGCAATGGGAAAGGCTTATGTAGCTTGTAAGATGTCCAAATTGCGTGTAGAAGTTCCTACTTATGATGCGAACGGTAAGGTGACCGGCAAAGAGGTAAAAGACAAGAATGTTTTCTGCGCCGACATTCACGGAAAGAATCTTTTGAAAGGGAAAGACCCTATTGTCCTGTATTGCGACTATGTGAGAAAAAAGGCTTCCGAAGAATACCAGGACGATACAGAACGCAGAAAATTCCTTAACCCTATTATGGGGTACAAAAAAGGAAACAAGTTCGTATGGGGTATCAACCCGTCTTTGGCGTATGTTTGCTATGTGTACCAAGGGACAAAAGACTTTGCCCGTTTGCAATTGTATGGAACATGGATGAACCGCATAAAGGAAATCTCGGTTGAAATGTCGGACGATGAAACGGTTTCTTTCGATATTTTCTCTCAATTGGAAGGAGCATACCCACTTGTGATCACAATGGGAGAAGACGATAAAGGAAAGAAAACCTACTCTTTGTCTGCCGGTATTCCGAAAAAAGGACAAACTTGGGATGAGTTCTTTGAAGAAACTGTTATTCCTGATGAAGATATGGAGTATTTTTTGAATGAAGTTCCTACGCTGGAAGAAATTTACAAGGACGTTTATTCACAGAAAGACTTTAACATGGCTCTTGACGGGTTGAAACGTTTTGACGAAGAAAACGGATACGATATCTTTGCTGACGACGGTTTCCTTACTGAAATAGAGGAGATGGCTGCATTGATCCCGGAAGAGGGTAGCAAAGACGATGAGGGGGAAGATGAAGCTCCCAAAAAGACAAAATCCACTTCTAAGTCAAAGAAAGCGGAAGAACCGGAAAACGAAGATGAGGAAGAAGAAAAATCTGCTCCGAGAAAGAATCCGGCAAGTGCACCGGCAAAAGAAAAAGCAGCAAAAGTCGCTTCTTACCCTCCCCTTTCAAAGATGAAAAAGTTCTTGGAAGACTATATTGGAGAAGAGTACCCGGAAGCTGAATTGCCGGACGATCTGACAATAGCAGAGGTTCGTTCTTGGTATGATTTGGCACAAGCTGGAGAGGCACTTCCTTTCCCGGAAGAAGATGAAACTTCCACAGAAACGGCATCTGAACCGGAATCGGACGATGAACCGGAAAATGAGGAAGAACCCAAAGAAGAATCTCCTATTGACGAAGATGCTACGGACAAGGACGAAGAACTTCTAAAGGCTAAAGCAAGATTGCAAGAGCTGAAAGCCAGAATGAAAAAGAAATAATTTCTTCTTTTTTTAGTTTTCATATTTTTCTAATTTGGTTTGGGGACTTGAAATACAGTCCCCTTCCTTTCTAACAAAACAACAAATGAGCAAAAAATATTTAGCTATAATCTCAACCGACCATCATCTGTCAGAGGGAAATGCTTCTACCATAAAAGATATTTTGCTGGAAGAAATGGAAATAGCCGGTAAAAAGGGTATTAAAACCCATATCTGGCTGGGTGATGTTTTTGACAACAGGGTATCTCAAAGGGAAGTGTGTCTTTCTACACTTCACGAAATATTGGAAGCGTATGACGAAAACGGACATCAAATAATTTGTATTCCCGGTAATCATGACAAAACATCCTATTCAAGTCAAAAGTCATTTCTTACAGCCTTTAAGCATCATCCTTCTTTTACTTTGGTGGAAGAATTGGACGGTATGCAGATAGAAGGGGTTTATTGTTTTTTTCTGCCGTTTTTCACTGACGATATTCTGCTTGATGAATTGGCGGAAATCGGGGACAAGAGAAAGAAGAACATCCTATTCGGGCACTTTGCCGTAACCGGTAGCAAGAACATGGACGGTACAGAAGTAAAAAGCGAACTAAAGCCTTCCATGTTCGAGATGTTTAAAAAAGTGTATTTGGGACACTATCATAATTACCAACGTGTAGGCAGTAACATTTACCATTTGGGAAGTGTTCAACAGAACAATTTTGGGGAAGATGAAAAGAAGGGTTTTTGGCTTCTGGATTCTGATTTGGAAGTCGATCTTATCCCTTCCACAAAAGGAACAGTATTCAAAAAACTGGAAATCGACTTGGAGGAAACACCACACAAGCAAGCGGTGGCACTTATTAACAAGTTCAAGAAAGAAAACCCTACCGCTCGTGTAAGGGTAGAGGTTTGGGGAGAACAATCTTCACTTGATGCTTTTGATAAAGATGCTTTTACAAAAGAAGGTGTGGACATCAAAAAGAAATTCAAGGAAATAGAAATAAAGGAAGTCCTTGCTCCTACCGTAGAGGTAAAGACTTTGGAGAAAAAGGATATAGAAGACAGATTTTCGTCTTTCTGCAAAGAAAACGGATATGATGAAAAAGAAGGAAAGGAAATTTTAAACAAACTGCTTTATGGCGAAGAAAAAGGAAACTAAAAAGATAGAAGAAGCTCTTGTTGTGACAGACGAACAACCTGTAGAAGAAAAGAAACCCAATCGTTTAGGTGATCTTATTTCAAGAATAGAAGATCGTTTTGGCAAGGATGCTGTGGCAGGGAAAAGGCAGGACATTGAATTTGTTCATTCCGGTTCTTACCTACTGGACGAAATACTTGGTGGAGGATGGGCAAAAGGTCGTGTTGTGGAAGCCTACGGAGGCTTTTCTTCCGGTAAGACAAGTATTGCTTTCCATTTGGCAACGGAAGTGCAGAAAACAGGAAAAGCGGTAGGATATCTTGACACGGAAAACGCTGTTGATCCAAAATACATGCAGGCGATAGGAATTGATTTGTCCCCCGACAAGTTTATCCTTTCCCAGCCTTCTACCGCAGAAGAAGTGCTTGAAATAGCAAAGGAAATGTGCAATGAAGAATCTATCGGACTTGTCGTGATCGATTCCATTGCCGGTCTTGTTCCTACCGCTCTTTTGAATGGAGAGGCAGGGGACGCGCATATAGGGCTTACAGCGCGTCTTTTAAGCTCCCAGGTAAATATCCTAAAGAACATCTGTAAACAGACCGGATGTATCCTTTTTTGCATCAATCAAATCCGGTCTAACATAGGCGGATACGGCGCGGCCACCACAACGCCGGGAGGTTTTGCCATTCCTTTTTATGCAAGTCAGAGAATCGAGCTTGCCCGTGTGGGTTCAGAAAAAGAAGGAGAAACACAAGTTTCCAACAAGGTGAAGATAACTTGCAAAAAGAACAAGGTTGCACCGCCTTTTAAAGCATGTCAAATCATTATCCGGTTTGGGGTAGGCATTGACAAGGTGATGGAAATTGTGAACATGGGACTTGATTTGGGTGTACTTTCCAAAAAAGGGACTTACATCTACTATGGGGAAGAAAAGATAGGGTTCGGTTTCCCCAAAGCGAGAAAACGTCTTTTGGAAGATGCAAAGCTGTTTGAGAAGATCAAGAAGGATGTTCTTGATACGTTCAGAAAGAAAGAAACAACATTTGAAAACAAGGAAGAAGAAAATGAAGCCGATTAGAATTGAAGCAACAAATTTCGTGTCATTCGAACACTTTAAATACGAATTTCAAGACGGGGTAACTGCACTTGTAGGGCTGAACAAGACGGACGACAATCAAGGAAGCAATGGTAGTGGAAAAGCCTTGACAATGGATGCAGATATCCTTACCCCTAATGGATTTGTAAAAATGAGAGAAATAAAGGTAGGAGATGTTGTCCTTCATCCTTCCGGTGGGTATCAAGTAGTAAGAGCAATCCCTTTTCATGACATTGATGTTGCTTATAAGATTACGTTTTCTGACGGGACGGAAGTCAAATGCAACAGAAGCCATTTATGGAAAGTACGTTTGCACAAAGGTGAAGGCTGGTATGTAATCCCGCTTGAAGAAATTATGGAAAGATCGAAAAACGAAGAAGTCTTTTTTGAAGTGCCGGAATGCTTGGGTAAACCTTCCCGAAAGATGATTGCCTTTACTTGTTTGGGTGCAGAAGAACAACAGTGCATAACTGTTTCCGGTGAAGACGGTATGTTTGTTACAAACAACTACATTCCTACCCACAATTCATCCATGCAGCAAGCTGTCTATTTCGCCATTACCGGGAACAATTATCGAAGCAGTGTGGATAAAAAGCTCATTAGAAGGGGTGAGAAGGAAGCAAAAGTATTATTGGATATAGAGTGTCCGATAAGAAAAGAAACTCTCTCTATCGAGCGTATTTTGCCCTTAAAAGGAAGCAGCAAGCTAAATGTGTTTTTGAACGGTAAACCGGTAGAACTTGCTACCGTAAAAGACGGGAACAACTATATCCTTTCTTGGATTGCCATTTCACCGGAAGATTTAAAAAGCTATTTCCTTATCTGCAAGGAATACTACAAATCGTTCTTTAAAAGCTCCAATACAGATAAATTGGCTCTTATCAGCCGGTTTATCAATTACGACTTTTTGGATGGAGCAAAAGACATCATTCAAAAAGAACTGGACACTTTATCTTCTCAAAAACTTGCTATTCAAAGCAAAAAGGATCGTGCAGAAGGTAGCATAGAAGCACTAAAACAGGTAATAGAAGATGCTGCCAATTTTGACTTTGAAGCCGACAAACTATTTCGTATCGAAAAAAGAGAAGGTATGATAAAGTCTCTGAAAGAAGAAATTGATTCTTTCCGGTATGAAATTAGTCGTGCAGACAAAAGTATAAAAGAAAATAATTCCGCTTTGGAAGAGCTGGAGGACCTTTTGAAAGAGGAAGAAAAGAAGAAAGACTGCCTGCCTTCTACCAAAGAGATACAAGAGACAATCGAATCCGTTAAAAAGGAATTGGGAGAAGCAAAAGCAAATCAGAATGAAGTCTTGGAAATGAAAGAAGAGCTTTCAAAAATCCATGACGATTTGAAAGTGTCCCTTAGAAAAGTCCTTGTAAACTTATCCGGTGCAATTACTTGTCCAAAATGTAAGCACAAATTCCTTACATTGAAAGACACTACGCTGGAGCAGGAGGAAAAGAAGAAAGTGAAAATCGGAAAACAGGAGAAAGAAGTTGTTTCCGAGATGGAGACTTTGGACGAATCTTTGAAAGAATACGAAGACCTTATTTCTTCTTTCATCCAAATAAAAAACGAGCAAGAGGATGAAATAGACAAGATTCGTCAGTCGGCACAGGAAATCAATACATCTATTTACAAGATCAATGATGATATTGAAAGTATCAAAAGCACTATTTCTTCTTTGGAAAGGAAAAAGAAAACCTTGTCTGAAAAGATTGAATCCAATATGTCCGATATCAAAGACAATGAAAAGCAGATAAAGGAAATCAAGAAAGAAAAAGCTACGAAAGTGGATGTGTCTTCACAAGAAAAACAAATAGAGGACACTATGCTTTCGATTGCCGGATATGACAAGGAGCTTTCCGATTTGGACGCACTTCTATTCAAGAAAAAAGAATGGATCGGCAGATTTAAGTCTTTCAAGATGTACCTTGCATTGGAACAGTTGAAAAATATCCAATCGAGAGCTAATAACATTCTGAAAGCGGAAAACAGCGACCTTCGTATCTTAATAGAAGGATTTAAGACAAAAGCGGACGGGGACATCAAAGAAGAAATAACACCGTATGTCGTCCGGGACGAAGCGGAAAACTTTTGGTACTACAGCGGTGGAGAACGCGCAAGGGTGGAAATAGCCCTTATCATTGCTATCCAGAATATGATAAACGAAACAAACAAATGGGGAGGACTGCAATTCCTATCCATTGATGAAATCACGGAAGGGCTGTCGAAAGAAAGCCTGTATGATGTGATCGAAGCGTTGGAATTTATTCAGTACCCTATTTTGATTACCACCCATATTTCGAATGAAAACGCTAAGTGCAAAACACTTAAAATAATAAAGGAGAACGGTGTAAGCCGTATTGAACAATGAGCAAGGAAACAGAATTGAAATTTTACATTGGAATAGATAATGGTGTGACCGGCTCGATTGGAATAATAGGGAAAGACCTTACCTACTACAACATGGTAAAAACGCCTGTTATTTTCAGTCAGGATTACACAAAAACAAAGAAAAACGTATCTCGTGTGGATGTAAAGGTATTGGCGGAAATCATTGCAGACCTACAGGAACACGCACCATGCGTTGCGATCGTTGAACGTCCCATGAAGAATCCTGCGCGTTTTGAAGCAACTTGCTCCGCCATGCGTGCACTGGAGGCAGAACTGACTGTATTAGAGCTTTATCAAGTACCGTACATTTTTGTGGATTCCAAAGAATGGCAAAGGGCACTACTGCCAAAGGGAATTACAGGTGCACCGGAACTTAAAAAGGCTTCTTTGGATATAGGGAAAAGGTTGTTCCCGGAAGTGCTTCTAAAACACCCGGACAGGGATGGTATTCTGATTGCCGAATATGCAAGACGGAAAGGGCTGATTTAAAAATCTGACAATTTCAAGACAAAAAATGTACAAAATGCTTGGTGATGTAATAATATACTGTTACATTTGTGTCCGTTATAAGTAACAAACAAAATAATTTCGACATTTCAGATAAAAATGCGTTTAGTAGAAAGACATATTATCAAGGACAACCGCTTCGAGGATATTTGCCGGAAATCTGGTTTGTTGTATAACTATGTTTTGTATAACGTCAGACAGGGTATATTTTCAGGTGAATACTTGAAAGAATATGATTTTTCTACTAAACTTGGAAGAGAAAATCAGTTTGACTTTAGGCAGCTTCCAAGCTCTATTTCCCAACAAGTAGTAGGACAAGTATTCAAGTCTATCAAATCTTGGATGAAGTTAAAGAAAGATTTTGAAAAGAATCCTTCTAAGTACAACAACCATCATCCTCATCTTCCTAAATACAAGAAAGGGAAGAAACAGAATATGGTTGTTTTTACTACATCTGCTTGTAGAATAAAAGATGGATATATTCATTTCGTAAAAGATATTGTTCAACCAATTAAAACCAAAATAGGAGATAATAAGTTATGTCAAGTTAGAATCATACCACAGGCTACTTGTTATGTGGTTGAAGTAATTTATGAAAAGAAAGAACAGAATTTGAATTTGAATAAAGATAATGTTCTTTCGATTGATTTGGGATTGAATAATTTATGTTCATGTATCAGCAATGTCGATATCAAACCTTTCATTGTAAACGGGCGTATTATTAAATCCTTTAATCAGTGGTACAACAAGAAGAAGGTTAAATTGATGTCTTTAATAGGAGATAAAGGAACTTCAAGAAGAATAAATAGAATGACCTGCTATCGAAATTGTTGGATAGAAGATAAAATACATAAGATCAGTAGGTATGTTATTGGCTTATGCGAATCATCTAATATTGGAACAATTATCGTTGGTCAAAACAAAGGATGGAAACAAGAGATCAATCTTGGAAAGAGAACAAACCAGAAGTTTGTTGAGGTTCCATTTACTTCCTTGATTGATAAGATATCCTATAAGGCAAAACTTTTGGGAATATCGGTTATTACCCATGAAGAATCCTATACCTCCAAAATCGACCATTTAGCTTTCGAACCTCTTAATAAACAAGAAAATTACTTAGGTAAAAGAAAACGCAGAGGACTATTCCAAAGTTCCATTGGCAAATTATTAAACGCCGACATCAATGGAGCAATTGGTATTGGTAGAAAAGTATTTGGTGATTCTTACGTCAGTAGGATAATCAATAGTGGGTTAGCGTTTAACCCGGTTAGAGTAAATATTTTGTGATATAGATATTTAATATAATGAATAAAAATTATAATTTTAGTAACGTGGCGACAAATAAGTATTTGAACATTTTTGTCTTGTCTTTCTTGGACAGACTGGAAAGTATCGAGCATGATCTCTCCTACCTTAAAAGTAATGTAAACGATCCTTCAAGATTGGAAGAAGTGGAAAAACAACTTTCTCTTTTGAAGGACAAAATCAAATCCATTCAGAATGATAAGAATATATTGTGGCAATGAAAATTGCGAAAGGTTTGGGATAAAATCTCCCATGACAAATGCAAAGTTCGTCTTTCGGTACAATAGACTTGTCCCTTCAAATCTTCCCAAATGTCCGATATGCGGCATTCAAGTTTCCTATGAAGAAGAAAAGAACAAAACAGTTCCCGATATTTCCATAGGAGAATTTAAAATGATGTCCTCCGAAAGCAAAGCGAAGATGTTGAAGAAAAGGGCAAACGATTTTTCAAAGAAAGACGGAAGCGAGGATAGAAAACGATTCTACCAAGAGAAAGCAATTAAGAACATGTTGAACGTAAAATAATTAATCATGGAACACAATCTTTACATGGCTATTAGCCACATGCAACGAATAGGAAAGAAGCCTGTTCTTGCTATTATGTCGGCAGACGGAAAGATGGAAAGAGTCATCCTTTTAGACTACTTCAACGGGAAGACAAGGGACTTTTACCAAAATGAAGCAATTGGAAGTGATATTACAGATATTATTCTAAAAGCCAACCTTTCCAATTATTCGGAAGGAACAATAAGGGGATGGGTAAAAGAACGTGATTCCGTCTCTATCAGTTTCGGACATGAGAACTTCGTGATTTACAAAAGCGTATTAAAACCGCATGAAATCGAAGAATAACTGTATTCTAAACAGATTGAGAGATAAGACAATAGAACTTCCCGGAATAGAAGAAGCCACAATCAAAGGTGTGAGGGTGGCAAGGGATTTTAGAAACATTGAACTGGATGTTATTCGAAATGGAAAACTGAAATCCCTAAGGATAGGAATAACAGGATTTTTGAAATCGGCAATCATAAAAGAAAGTATATGATGAAAAGAAATTCGGTAATTGCTTTTTGTTTGTTATTTTGTTGTTTTATTGGTTTGGGTGGGTGCAAATCCCGCCCTTCCCAAAAGACAAATTATAACTTCACATTAAAAGATTCCCTATTCTGGGAAAGAGAACTGACAGACACGCTTGTAAAGATTCCCTATTCAATTGTAAACCTCACTATCAATCCTCAAAAAATGGAAGATGGGGAAAAGAGAGAAACAAGCAAGGGGCAAGCAAATGTGATTGTTCAGAAAGTAGGTGACACTATTATTGTGACAGCTTCTTGCGATAGTCTGGAATTGGTTGTAAAAAGCCTCAAAGAAAGACTGTCCAAGATGAGCGAAGAGAATGGAAACTTGAAAGAAGAGGTAAAGGCATCTCCCAACAGATTACTTTCTTTTTTGGGAGGGATGGGGATAGGTGCTTTTACAATTTTGATTGCATTATTCATATTACTAAAAATAACGAAAAGAATTTGAGATTATGGCTAAACTATTAGTAGCGGACAAAGAAATGATTAGAAATCAATTTGTCCAAAAAGTAGAAAAGAAATTGAGTGATTATTTGGCGGCAATTGGAGCACAATTGCAAGATAGAGTGGATGATATTCTTCCGCCAGAAATAAAATCCATTGTAGACAGATATCCGTCCATGCAACCACTTTTGTTTTACAAAAATATCCCGACAAACGAACTTCTAAAAACAAAGAATGTAACCATCTATAAGGCCATTCCTTTGGATGGAATAGGGATGCCCAGGATGTTCTGGGATGAATACATGGACGATTTGAAACGCTATTTCGAAAAAGATATTTTGGAATGGAGCAAGAAAGCGTATGAGCTTAAAAAGCTGGAAAACGAAACCAGAAACAGGGTTGCCTGTGCTCTTGACCATATCAACACAGAAAAACAATTGCAAGACAACTTCCCAGAAGCCTATAAGATTTTGATAGAAATCAGGGGCAAACAAAAAGAAGAAAACGCGTGTGATTCTGTAGAGAATACCAGAGCATTCCTTTCATCCTTAGACAAATAAAAATCATGACAAAGAAGCAAAAAGAACTGGAAGGCAAAATCATAGAAGCCAACCAAAAATACAGAGAAGGTGCTCCTATTATGAGCGATAAGGAGTATGATCTTTTGATTGATCAATTGAAAAAGGAATATCCTGATAGCGAAATCCTGACAAAGCCTATCATTGAAGAAAACAAAAAAGGTGACCGGATGGAAAAGTTGCCATATCCTATGTTTTCTTTGGAAAAGGTAAAAACAATCAGTGAGACCAGAAGATGGGTTAAAGATGTATGGGAACTTCACCCAAATGACAAAATTGTCATTACACCTAAATATGACGGCATTTCCCTTTTGGTGGACGAATCGACAAATGAATGCTGGACAAGAGGTGACGGAGTAGAAGGACAAAGAAGTGACCGGCATTACGAATATGTCAATCATGGCAACCCTATGGGAAAGAAATCTTGCTTTACTTTTGGTGAAGCCATTATTCCTGTCGGTATGTTTTTGAAAAACGTAAAACCTCTTGGTTACAAAAGTGCAAGAAATTCTGTGGCAGGAGCTTTCAATGCAGACGAAATGAACCCACAGGTTTTAGGAAATACCGCCTATATCCGGTACGGTATTATGGACTTGGATAGGGATAAATCTTTGCAGCTTGCAGAGCTTTACAATACCTATGAACCGTATGCTACGCAATACTGGGTGACTTCCGCTTCTGTTTTCGATGATGAAAAATCCGCTTTTGATTACTTGAATGAACTGTTTGAACTTACCAAAAATTTCAAATGTGACGGCCTTGTAATTGAAGTGGACGACAAAAACATTCGTAGGACTTTGGGACGGCTTCCTAACGGGAATCCGCGTTACGCGATTGCTTACAAAAACCCGGATTGGCAGGAAAGATACACAACCAAAGTTACTTCTATCGAGTGGGGTATTTCAAAAGATGGCAAAAGCAAACCTGTAATCGTTTTTGAACCGGTTGAATTTGATGGTGCTACGGTTACACGCTGTACCGGTTACAATGCAAAATACATTACTGATAACCATATTTGCCCTAATGCTTATATAGTGGTCACAAGAAGTGGAGATGTTATCCCCAAACACTTGGAAACGTTAAAATACAGTATTGAGTGCTTTGAGGGGATGTGTGACAGCATGATGTTCTGTCCTTCTTGTGGAGAACCTTTGAAATGGGATGCAACCCTAACCGACCTTGTTTGTTTAAATCCTAATTGTGATGAAAAAGCGATAAAGCAACTTGTCTATTTCTTTGCTACATTGGGTACGGAAGAAATGCAGGAAGCAACTGTAAGAAAACTCTATAAAGGTGGACTTTTCTCTATCGAGGACATCATAAACGTAACAAAAGAGGAACTTGAAAAGATCGAAGGAATAGGTAAAAGCCTTTCCAAAAAACTGCGAAAGCAATTTGATTCCTATGTAGACGATGGAGTTCCTTTTGCAAGAGTTCTGACTGCTTACAATGTGTTCGGTGGTGTAATAGGAGAAAAGACCTGTCAGATGATTTTCAACAGCCTATCCAAAGACCAGATAGATTACATGCTCGAAAACGAAGAAGTTCCTTTAAAAGACTTACTTTCTATTGATGGTATTGCCGAGACTACTGCAAAATCTTTCAATGACGGACTAAAGGCATTCTTTGATCTTTGCAGTGGTACACCTGTTTCTATTTCTTTTATCCAAGAAGAAACGGTGGAAAACGACAATCCCGAATCAGTTTGCTTTACAGGGTTCAGAAACAAACAGTGGGAAGAACGTCTTGTAAAAGAAGGCCACAAAATTGTTTCCAGTGTATCTAAAAACACCACAATCCTTGTAACAAAAGACAAAGAAAGTTCTTCATCCAAAATAAAAAAAGCTAAGGATTTGAACATTCCTATTTTGACGCCAGAAGAATTTGAAATCAGAATAGGATGGAAAGAGATATAGAAGACTGGATCAATGACTTTGAGGATGAAGAAACTTATGATCCTAATGAAGATGATCAATTTGAGTAGTTTAATTTGACATAGAAACGAATGAATAAGATTTACAGGGAGGTAACTCTCAACTTCATGAAAGTATTGAATAAAGCCGGGTTTAGGACAAATGCCAGAAGTTTTATTTCCATGCGATCTGTAGACAAGATTATCTCCCTACTCTTTGAAGTCATATTTGACAAACTGGAAAGAGATGGAAAAGTCAATATTAAGAATTTCTGTATCATTAAGAAGATTAAGTGTAAGAATGGCAAGTATTATTTTGAATTTATAGACAATAGAAAGAAATGAACACTAATTTTGAAACAAAATTTGGAGGTGGTAAATCAGCAACAGTAGAATGGTACACACCACCTTACATTATAGAAGCGTTAGGAAATGATTTTGATCTTGATCCTTGTGCTCCTAAAAAAGATTGGTACACTGCAAAGAAATGCTTTACCAAAGAAGATGATGGACTTGTACAGGATTGGAAAGGGTTTGTGTTTCTTAATCCACCTTACTCAAACCCTACAATAAAGCTATTTATGGGAAAATTATCAGAACACAACAATGGAATAGCTCTTATTTATGCACGAGTAGGAAACACAATGTTTCATGAATTTGTATGGAATAAAGCCTCTTCTATTTATTTTCTAAGGAAAAGAATCAAGTTTATTGATGAACACGGAAAAGAAGGCGGAAGTCCAGGAACAGATAGTTGCTTTGTTGCTTATGGGAGTAAAGCTGACAATATTCTCAAAAATTTATCATTATCAGGTAAATACATAAAATTGAATCAATGATGTACTACTACAAGGAAAAAGACTATTGGTATTTTGCCGGATTGGATAAGGAAGCGTTACTTAGGCTTAAATTCATTTCTTCTTACAAAAGAAATTCTGCCAACAAGGAACTGTACATCAAATCTGATCCTGCTAAAGAAATTCTGCTCAAAGAATTTGTATCGGATTGCGGAATAGAAGAAGTTGATCCTCTTTCTATTGTTCGTACAGGTTGCAAAGCTGAAATAAAGCCTTTTAAGGAACTTTTGTCAAGAAAGGATATAGAACTATTGATAGAAGGACTTTCTCTCTTAAAAAAGCCGAGAAGCTATCAAATGGACTATCTTTATTACGCTATCAATCACGGAAACCATGTAAACGGTTCTTCGGTCGGAACAGGGAAGACCGCTTCGTCCATTTTTTATGCAGAAATGCTTGATCTTTTCCCTTGTATGGTGGTATGTCCGGCTTCTGTGAAATCCGGTTGGTTGAGAGAGTGGAAAGAAACAAATCCCAATAGACGGGTATCTGTCATTTCCACTACTTCACCGGCAGAAGATTTTGATGCCGATGTTCTTGTGATCAATTACGACATTCTGGGGAGAAGAACAGAAAAGAACGGCAAGACCTCTATCGAAATAAGGCTGGACGGGATGAAGAAAAAGACATTCTCTCTTATCATAGCCGATGAAATCCATTTTCTGAAAAACAGAAAATCCATACGGAGCAAGACATTTAAGAAACTGGCAGGAAAATCTTCTGCTATCATAGGATTAACCGGTACGCTTATCATGAACCGGCCGGTAGAACTATTGAATATACTTGCACTTATAGGAAGGTTGAAAGAGATTGCGCCGGATGATCCTTACCACCGCTATTTCTTTGAAAGGTATTGTAATTTAAAAGAAACTTTTTGGGGGATGGATATGACAGGTGCGTCCAATATTAAAGAACTGAATGATCTTCTCACTAAATGTTGCTATTTCCACATAAGTAAACGGGATGCTTTAAAAGAGCTTCCGCCTGTAACCGAAAACATGGTGGAATGCGAGATAACCAACAAGAAGGCTTACAAGTCTGCGGAAGAAGATTTATTGGAATTTATCTTTAAGCATTTCAAGGATGAAGAAAAGGTGGAAAAAGCTGCAAGAGCGGAGTTTTTGGTAAAGATGAATCTTCTAAAACAACTTTCTTTGGAAGGAAAAGTAAAGGCAATCAAAAAGTGGATAGAAGAATGGTTAGAAGCAAATGAGGATGACAAATTGCTCGTATTCGGTTCTCATTCCACTATTTTGAAAGACATTCAGAAACTTTTCAAAAACAGCCTGCTTGTCATAGGTGAGACGACTGGAAAGAAAAGGGAAAAGGTATTGTCTGACTTTTCTTCCGATCCTTCCAAAAGACTTTTATTTGCCAATATGGGATGTTTGGGCACAGGGGTGGACGGACTTCAAAAGGTTTGTTCGAACATGGCTATTTTGGAATTGCCACCTCGACCAAGTGATCTTGTACAGGTAATAGGAAGATTGGAAAGGAGCGGACAGGAAAATCCGGTCACAATCCAATACTTGCTTTCATCTTCTACCATAGACAAGGATTTATGGGAAATGCTGAAAAACAAAAAATCGGTAACCGATATGTTGAATAAGGGTTTTGAGGACGATTCAAGTCTGATGATTTTAAAAAGTTATGGCGAAAAAGCAAAGAAAAGGAAAGGTTCTTGAAGTTTGGACAGACGGCAGTTGCTATGCAAAACATCCTAAAAGGCTGGGTGGGTCTGCCGTTTACATCAAATGGAAAGACAAGGAATATCACATAAGAAAAGGGTTTTCTCATACCACCATAGGCAGAAGGGAAACGGAAGCCGTTCTAATGGCTTTAAAGGCTATTAAAAAGGATTTAAGGGCAACCGTTACCTTCTATATAGACAGCCAATACGTAGCTGATCAATTAAAATACAGATTCGTAGATTGGGTGAAAGAAGACTTGCGTGTAGAGAATCAGGACTTGTGGGACAAAATCTTCATGGAAGTTTTGAAACACGCAAAACTAAGAATAAAGGTCAAATGGATTCCGGGACATAAGAAAGATTACAATGATCCTATTGTTTGTGGAAATTTCATTGCCGACTATTTAGCGGATTACAAAAAATTCAGTAAATATGAAAAAGATCGTCGTGTATAATAAGCTGATCCCTTTCAAGGGATATGTAGCAATGGCCGTTTTTCCTTTTATTTTTGCAAGGAAAGAATATAAACCATTGGCAGAAAGAATAATAAACCATGAATCAATTCATCTAAAACAGCAAATAGAGCTTCTTGTCCTACCTTTCTTTTTGTGGTATGGGATAGAATGGGTTGTAAGATTAATTCAATACAAGAGTTTTAAAGAGGCTTACAGAAACATTTCTTTTGAAAGGGAAGCGTACGATAACGAATGGGACGAAGAATATTTGGATGGCATAAGAGAGCCGTTTGAGTTCCTACACTATCTAAGAAAAGAAGACTAACAGCAATAAAAGCAAACGAAAAGAATTATGAAATGGAGCAAGTATCAATTGGCTATTTTCGATGCTTACGAGAATACCAATAAAAACATAGTAATAGAAGCAACGGCGGGATGTTTAGGGAAAGATACACCTATTTTGATGCACGATGGTTCAATTAAATTTGTGCAAGACATAAAAATAGGTGATCAGGTGATGGGAGCCGATTCAACTCCAAGGAATGTTCTATCTGTATCAAACGGTATAGACAAATTATATGAAATAAAACCAGTTAAGGGCGATAGTTGGATTTGCAATAGTGAACATTTATTGACCGTTTACGATCAAAACATAGCAAGAAACAATAAAATAAAGAAAAAAGAGAATCAGTTAAATCCTTTAGTAGATTATTCTATAAATAAAATACTAACAAGACCTGTCGAAAAAACAACAGGAGCAAAAATGAAACTTCAATTACAAAGAGTTGGAGCCGATTTTCCAGAACAAAATTTACCGCTTGACCCTTATTTTGTGGGATTGTGGATAGCAGAAGGTGGGAAGCGCAAAGATAGTGTTTCTAATTTTTCTATAAATGAAAACGACACTGTATTAATGGATTATCTTGAAAATTTTAAATTTAAAGGTGAAAAAGTTTCCATTTGCAAGATAAAAGAAAAAGGATGTTTTCGTATAAATGTAAAATTAAAAAAAGGTAGAATAAATCCAATTAGAGCTATATTAAAAGATTTTGTGAAAGAAAAAGGGCATTTGGATATTCCAAAAGAATATATGATAAACTCACGAGAAAACAGACTAAAACTTATAGCGGGTATATTAGATGGAGATGGGCATTTGAATAACAATTTTTTTGTTATCATAACTAAATATAAAGAGATTTCTGATTTAATTGTATATGTATGTAGAAGTCTTGGCTTAGCTGCGTATAGCAAAAAAAGAATAGGAAGAATAAAATCTTTAAATTTTGAAGGAGTTTATCATAGTATAAATATTAGTGGTGATCTTGATATTATCCCTACAAAAGTAGAAAGAAGAAAAGCAAAAGAAAGAAAACAGATAAAATCAGTTCTTAGAACGGGGTTTTGGATAAAAGAAATTGGAGTTGGAGAATGGTATGGATTTAAAGTGGATAAAGATGAAAGATTTCTTTTAGGTGATTTTACAATTACACATAATTCAGGTAAAACGGCTACACTCAAAGCGTTATGTAACAGAACACCAGTAGGTACAAGTTGTTTGTTTATGGCTTTTAACAAAAGTATTGCAGAAGAGCTAAAAACAAAACTACCTACTACAGTAGAGTGCAACACTTTTCATTCAATGGGACTTCGTACATTAATGAAAAATTTTCGATTCCGAATGCAGCTTGAAGAAAACAAATGCTTTTCTCTTTGTATGGAATTATTTGATTTTAGGAAGAAGGAATACAAAGAGAAAATGCGATATTATTTTGCCTTACAAGAATTGTGGGAAAAGATTAGGCTGTCGCTTTGTGAAATCAACGAAAGAAATGTCTCTGCGCTTTGTATTGAATATGATTTGGATTATGAAAATTCAATGATAAATGATCTGAATAAAATCAATGAAAGGTGGAGAAAGGATTGTGCCAAAATACAAGACAACAAATCTTTCAAAATGGACTTTCCAGATATGTTATGGATTCCATATAATTTTGTGGATGAAATGAACTTTCCTAAGTATCAAGTTGTTATGCTGGATGAATCCCAGGATTCGTTTACACTTCAAAAGGAAATTTTACAAAGATACATCAAACCAAGAGGTAGATTTATTGCCGTAGGAGATTCAAAACAGCTTATTTATAATTTCATGGGTTCCGATTTGGACGTATTCAATTCTATAAAAAGAATGTCCAATACCATTTGCCTTCCCCTTTCTGTTACTTACCGGTGCGCAAAGAAAATTGTTGAAAAAGCAAACGAAGTATTTCCTGGTACTGAATGTGTTCCCACAGCAATAGAAGGTGTCATAAGAAGTGGTGATATTTTTGAAGCCGAAAGCGGAGATTTTATTCTTTGCCGGAACAACTATCCATTAGTTGCTACTTTTATTATGCTATTAGAAAAAGGAAAGAAAGCATCCATCATGGGACGGGATTTTGGAGAAAGTCTTTGCCGGCTTTTAGATGGACAGGAACGCTTGGACGACCTATACCTCCTATTAGACGATAAAGTCTCTAAATTAAAAGGAAAAGGTCTGTCTGAAATCGCTATTACCAACAACGCTTCTTATGTGGCATTGAAAGAAAAAGTTTCTATCATTGAAATCTTGTATAAGCGTTTCCCCGGTTCTTTTTTAGCTTTGAAGCAAAAGATCAAAAACATTTTCTCTGACGATAAAACCGGCATCATTCTCTCTACCATACATAAAAGCAAAGGATTGGAAGCAAAACGGGTTTTCTTTTTAAACCCTGAACTCATTCCTTCTAAATTTGCAAAGACATCTAAAGCTCTATATGCAGAAGAATGTTTGAAATTTGTTGCTATTACAAGGGCAAAAGAAGAACTGGTTTATTGCCATATAGAAACAGGAGAATAATGTTTATAAGTAACAAACAAAAGAAAGAAAAACTGACAATTTTACATATTTTAACTACAAAAGAGCTTTTATGTAACATTATACTGTTACATTTGCAACATCAAAAATTAAGAAGAAGATGAAAAAGAATAAATTTTATATCATTGTCCCCCATGAAAACGGGAAAGTATCGCTTTTCAATGCAAACAAAATAAAAGGACTGGAATCCTATCTGCCTTCTATGGAAGCTGTAAAGACAAACATCGAACTCCAAGTGGCAAAATGGGAAAAGGATAATTCCTATAAACCGCAACCGTTAATGCTGGGCGTTCCTTTGGATGTATTCTTGAAAGTGAAAGCCATTACAAAAGGCAAATGGAATGAAATACCTTTGAACCAAGGTTGCAATGGCGTACCGTCTGTTCTTCTTATTCCTAATAAAAAGGAAGATGGGGAAGAATGACGGAATCACAAAAGATGTCCTTGTTGCTTTAGACAGCGACGCAAGAGCCATGAGATGTGATGAGATATATGAAACCGGGCATCTCACTCTTGCAGTCACATTAAAAAATCATTCAGAATTTGGGAGGGAGCTTGCAGAGTGTATCAAAGACGATTACAACCATGTAATGAATTTTACTTTAAATACCGGCGACAGCTTCAAGGCAACAGCAGGACTTCTTGTAATGGATATGTGGGGAAACTGGATGTCTTTGTTGTCGGCAGAAGGGATACCGCTTTTCTCCTATGATTTTTCCGCATGGAGAAAGAAAGCCAAAAAGTTTCTGTACATAGAAAAAGCATCTTTCCTTCCCGACCCGGAAATAACCTACAATTTTAAGATGGAATCACCGTCTAAGAATTTCGTTATCATTCCAAGAGGTAGCGAAGAATGCGATTTTACAAAAGGAATTATTTTACAATCATTAATCTAAAACATTATGTATTTCGAATCAACTATAAATTACTGGACAGACAATCCGGACGGTTTTAAACCTCCAAGAATACCTATTAAAAGAACTATTCTTGTCAGGGCTTACACCTATACGGAAGTAGAAGCGATCACTACTGATTGGGGAAGCAAAGAAACAAATGAAGATTTTAGGATTTCTCCTATCAAGGAAACAGACATTATTTCTGTAGTAGGAGAGGGAGAGAAATTTTTCAAAGTCGTTTCCTACTATCCAGAAGCGACCCCTAAAGGAAAAGTAAAAATGCAGAAAGCTGTTTTGATGGTTAAATCCGATTCCGATACGGAAGCCATAGAAAGAACAAAGCTGTATTTTGATTTTCTGTCAGATATTAATGATCTGGTTATTAAATCCGTCACTCTTACAGAAATAGAAACATATATAGAAATAGATTAATGTCATGAATGTACTTAGCTTGTTTGACGGGATGTCCTGTGGACAGATAGCGTTGAAGCAATTGGGGATTGAACCCGACATATATTATGCAAGTGAGATAGACAAGTTTGCAATAAAACAAACCCAGCTTAACTTTCCTGATACAATCCAATTAGGAGATGTAAGGAATATAAAGGTAGCTGATTTAGAGAAAATAGATTTGATTTTAGGTGGAAGTCCTTGCTACAATTTATCTATGATTGGCAAAAGAGAAGGTCTTTCTACAAAAGAAAACATTGAAGTCCTTTCTTTGGAGCAATATCTTGACCTAAAAAGCAAAGGAGTTGAGTTTACAGGTCAATCTTATCTGTTTTGGGAATTTGTTCGTATTTTGGAAGAAGCAAAGAAGATAAACCCCAATATATTGTTTCTATTGGAAAATGTAGAAATGGGAAAGAAATGGGAGTCTGTTTTTAATAAAGCCATTGAAACACAAGGTATCCATATTAATTCATCTCTTGTATCTGCTCAAAGCAGGAAAAGGATATATTGGACGAACATAAATGGCGGAAACATTCCGCAACCTAAAGATGAAGGATTGTTTTTAAGAGATATATTGGAAGATGAAGTGGATGAACACTTCTTTCTTTCTGAAAAGGCTCTTAAAGGGATCGAACTTCACAAAGAAAGAAACAAAGAAAAGAAAAACGGGCTCGGTGCAGACATAAGAAATCCTTCTGACAAACCCCAAACCATACGAGTAGGTGGAAAAGGCGTATATGATTTGGTAAGTATTCCTTCAAGAAAAGTAATCCAGTTGAACAAAACAAATGAATTTGGGAAACAACCAAGACAACAGAACAGGATATATGATCCACAAGGAATATCCCCTGCGGTTTTGGCAAACATGAGTTGTGGGAATCATGCTGTGTTAGATAATTTCTGCATACGAAGACTTACTCCTACTGAATGCGCAAGATTGCAAACCATTCCTGAGTGGTACAAATGGCAATGCAGCAACACTCAACAATACAAGATGCTAGGTAACGGCTGGACAGTAGATGTAATCGTACATATTTTAAGTCACATGAAAATGAATGAAATAGAATAAAAACAGTTGGTAACTATATACCAGTTTACAGAAATATTTAAAGTTGTAGATTTTAAATAGGAAATTTCAAATATTCTATTTATATTTGCGCCATGTATTTGGTAGAACAACATATTATTTCTGTAAATGATAAGAGATACAAAGATTTAGATCGAATTTGTTTCTTGTCTAAGAACTTGTATAATGCTGCTTTATATACAATAAAACAAGAGTTTCTTTGTACGGGGAAGTGGATAAGAGCAGGAGAACTTAATAAGAAAATGGTAGCAGAAAATAATATAGATTATAGAGCAATGAGTGGATCATCTTCTCAACAAGTTCTTATGGCTTTAGACAAGAACCTAAAATCTTATTTTTCTGCTATCAAGTCTTGGAAACGGGATAACAAAAAGTTTACCGGTTGTCCAAAATTTCCGAGATATAAACATAAAACAAAAGGTAGAAATGTATTTTCTTATTCTTATGCACAGTTTAAACACAGAGGCGATTATATTTTCTTTCCAAAGAAAGAAGGATTGTCACCTTTGAAAACGAATTGCAAAGAAGGTTCTGTAAAACAAGTTCGATTTATTCCTAAAGCAGATTGTTATTCTATAGAAGTTGTTTATGAATCTTCTGTAAAAGAACAGCTTCCCGATAACAATAGGATCATGTCTATTGATTTGGGTGTAAACAATTTAGCTTCTATTGTAACTAATACAAACAATAAACCTGTTTTGATTGATGGAAGGAAATTAAAATCCATCAATCAGTATTACAACAAGAAAAGATCGAAAATTCAACAACAATTAAAAAAAGTAAATGGAAAAGAAAATTCAAGACGGTTAATGTCTCTTACAAGAAAGAGAAACAACAAAGTAAAGGATTATCTTCACAAGGCAAGTAAAGAAATAATCAATACTTGTTTGGAAGATAATATAACAACATTGATAGTCGGACATAATGATGGATGGAAGCAAGAATCCAATCTTGGGAAAAGAAACAATCAGAATTTTGTTTCAATTCCTTTCGATATGTTCATATCAATGTTAAGGTATAAATCAGAAAGACAAGGGCTAAGATTTGTTGAAGTAAACGAATCTCATACGTCAAAATGCAGTTCTTTTGATTTAGAATCTGTGGAACACCATGATACTTACGTTGGTAAAAGAATTAAGAGAGGGCTTTTTAGAACCAAAGATGGAATCTTACTTAATGCTGATGTCAACGGAAGTTATAACATCATGAGAAAAGTAAAAGGGGATGTAGTAATGCCACCCTATACAGGGTTTGGGTATAACCCAGTTAAGAAATTTATTAACTAATATGTACCGGTGCAAACTGGTATATAGTTACCAAACAGTTTATATTTTCCATAATAGTTAAGATTCATTTTGGGAAAGCCGGTCTGTGAAGATATGTTTTCCTACTTTTTCACAAGTACAATTTAAAAACAACAAGACATGAGCAGAAAGAAAGAAACAGAGCTTCAAAAGCTCATTAGACATATTAATTCCATAGACCGTCCGTTTGAATTTTACGATGTGTCGAGATGTAATTTATTCTTTAACGGTACACTTAGAAAAACTATTACATATCTTTACAGAGCAGGATTTATAGAACGGATTGAAAGAGGGCGTTATAAACGCCTTAAAACAATCCCAGAGAATATGACTACTGTAAAATTAGAGAAAATGGCTTACAAACGATAAAAGACATGGAATTTTCGACAATTTGCATTGTATTACTGGGTATAATAGCAGTTTTTCTATTGGGAACTGTTTTTATTCTTTGGTTAAGAGTGAAGAACTTGAAATACTATTGCATGGCAATAGATTCAAGAATTGATTCTGTAAGGCTTAACTACCTTATCGGTTTTAGAAACCTCTTGATCCAACAGGAAAGGTTTGAAGACGTGGAATACATAGATGAACTGATCAAAGATGAATATCCCGGCGTAAACCTAAAGGAAGTAACAGTAGACGATATGATTAATTTGCTATAAACTTTTTTAAAATCAATTAGTTATGGAAATTAAAGTAGATAGAAAATGGAAAAAAGGAAAATATACAATAGGAAGGTTGTATATTGATGGTGAATTTATTTGTAACACCATTGAAGACACCGACAGAGGGCTGACACAAAATATGTCAGAAGAAGAAATAAAATCTAAAAAAATATATGGACAGACGGCTATCCCTACCGGAAGATATAAAGTTCTTATGAATGTGGTTTCCCCTAAATTCAGCCAAAAGGAATTTTATATGAATGTATGCAAAGGGAAGGTTCCAAGATTGGAAGGAGTGAAAGGATTCTCTGGAATTTTGATTCATTCTGCCGCCACTGCCGATAACGTAGAAGGGTGTATAGGAGTAGGATTTAATACAGAAATAGGAAGACTCACTTCTATCAAAGAAGCGTTTGAAAAAGTATATTCTAAACTTTCTTCTTCAAAGGAAGATATTTGGATTACAGTATTATGAAAGAAGATTTATATCAAAATAACAGAGATGAAAGGGGAAGATTTATAAAGGGTATCCCTTCTGATCTTCCTGTGGATATAAGAGCTAAAATCATTCAAAAAGCAATAGAAACAAAGAAAAAGAACCCTAATTATATTGGTGATTTAAAAGAAAAATATCCATATATATTTAACTCATGGAGAGGCATGAATTACACCCAAAAGGGCAAAAATATTGGTGTTTGCGAAAGGTGGAAATCTTTTAAATTGTTTTTAGAAGATTCTTTGCCACAATACAAAGATGGATATGTTTTCAGAAGAAAAGATGTACACAAACCATTCTGTCCAGAAAACACATGTTGGGTGTCAAAAGAGGAATACGATCATTTTAATAACAAAACCAATAGCATTAAAATTGAGTATAAAGGAAAATGTCTTTCTTTAAAAGAATGGGCAGAATTAAATGATAGAAGTTTAAATGCTATAAAAAATCTATATTTCAAAAAATATTTAAAAGGAGAGTGTTCTATTGAAAAGGTGCTATTTGGAGATTTAAAAGAATTAAGAATTGATAAATCTCCAAAAGATTATAAAACTGTAATCAATCCAAGAACAAAAGCCTCTAAAATGATTAGAGAATATAAAGTAAAAGACAAACAAATAGGGTTCACTGGAAAAGAATGTGATTTAACTCCTGATTATATTCTGAAAAATATATTTGGACAAAAATGTATCTATTGCGGCACTATTAAAAATGTTGGCTGCGATAGAATAGATAACTCTAAACCACATACAATAGATAATATTGTTCCCGCTTGCGCTGAATGTAATTTTATCAGAGGGAATAGATTCAATGTGGAAGAAATGAAATTATTGGGCAAAACAATACAATTAATTAGACAAAACAGAAATAAATCTTCTTGATTTTCCTGTATAATTGTTTATAGTTAATCGAGTTGCAAACCCATTAAAAGAAAGGAGGTGGGAGCATGAAATAGCAAAAATCTATTCTAAATTCCTCTATGAACAAATCTAAGTTTTAATAAAGGAGGATGCCGAAAATCCTTAACAGAGTAGGCGCATTAACAATCTCGTTGTTAGTAAATTACGTTAATTAAGAAAGGGCTTTGAACGCAATCTGTAAAAATCGGTTCTTAGCCCTTTCGTTTTTAAAAACTAATAGTAATGCTTTAAAACATAAAGTAAATAGAATCCATTTTACTTTAATTTTGTATATTTGCATCATGATTAAATCGTTCAAATATAGGTTAAATCCTACCAAAAGCCAAATCATTCAAATGGAAAAGACTTTTGGCTGTTGTCGTTATATCTATAACTGGGCACTTGATCTGAAAATAAAAGCATACCAAGAAAGTAAAAAGTCTCTATCTGCTGTTGATTTATGTAAAGAGCTTACTTTGTTAAAACAAAAAGAAGATTATTTTTGGCTTAAAGAAGTTTCAAACGAATCTTTGCAGCAATCTATAAGATGTTTAGATTCTGCTTTTACGAAATTTTTTAGAGAACATACTGGATTCCCTAAATTTAAATCTAAGCATCGTGACAAGTCAACTTTCAAAAATATCAATTCTGTTAAGATTGATTTTGAAAACAGTAAAATCAAAATTCCGATTTTAGGCTGGGTAAAGTTTTACAAAAACCGTTCTTTTGAAGGGAAGATAGGAACGATAACAATTTCAAAATCTTCTACTGGTAAATATTATGTAAGTGTATTGGTAGAAGATGGAAATTCTTTACCTGAAAAGAATCCTATTATGTATTCTACTTCTGTCGGAATAGATGTTGGTCTAAAAGATTTTGCTGTTTTGTCGAATGGACAAGTTTTCCAAAATCCAAAATATCTTGAAAAATCTTCCAAAAGATTAGCTTGCTTACAAAGAAGGCTTTCAAGAAAAAAGAAAGGAAGTAACAGATATAAAAAGGCAAAATTGGCTATTGCTATCTGTCATGAAAGAATAAAAAACCGTAGACAAGATTTTCTGCATAAAGTTTCTAAAAGAATAATCAGTGAGAACCAAACTGTTATTATCGAAGATTTGAATGTAGAAGGAATGTTAAAAAATCATTGTCTTGCAAAGGGTATTTCTTCCGTTTCTTGGAATGAATTTTTTAGAATGCTGCAATATAAAGCAGAATGGAACGGAGTAAATCTTATTAGAATAGGAAGGTTTGAACCTTCTTCAAAGATGTGCTCTTGTGGGTATATTAATAAAGATTTAAAACTTTCAGATAGAAAGTGGACATGCCCTTGTTGTGGTTCTGAAAATGATAGAGATTTACTTGCAGCACAAAACATTAAAAAATTTGGCTTAGAAAAACAGAATCTTCTAAGTCAAGAAAATATTTCACCGGTGGTAAACCGGGTAGAGGACGCGGAGTTGCCGACATTGGTCGGAACGGTGAAGCGTCAAATTATATCGGTGCAAATTGATATATGATTACCTGTTGAAACTCCCAAAAAAGAAACCTGCAATCATCCCGGTAAAGAATGTCATTCCTGTTTGGAATAGTGCAAAAGTAATCAATCTCCCTATCAATTCCAAACATATAGAATATCATGGGGAAATGTACTTAGGTTAAGAATAAGCCCGGAAAATAGTTTTTGTATTGGGTATGATCGACCGGTCATATTTTGCTTTCAATCTGAACAAGATTTCCCTTTGAAGGGCTGATTCTTGATTTTTCAGTTTCAATACCGTTCCTCGATAGTCCGATACAGTCCATTTCCCGTCTTTCTTTTCCAAAAGAGACAAACGCGATCTTATATCCCCATTTACAAATACTTTTATAGATGGGGATATTTTTATTTTCGCGTCCTTTACGTTTATCAGATACTTTTTCAGTTCCGGCAGCATTCTTTTCCTTCCGTCACTGCCCGCATCACCTTCCAGATACTTTATAAACTTTTCTATTCCTTTTATCTTCCGGTCTATACTTTCTTCTTTTTCTCCCGACAGGGCTATTTTCAAATTCCGTCTTGTAATAGGTTTAATGATCGTACTTCCCCACAGGAAACCGTTGGAGGGACAAAGCTCGTTGAACCTTTCCACTCTTTTTATATAGAGGTTTATCTTTCTTTCCTTGTTCGTCATAGCTCCCTTTCCCTATTTAAGTCGTAAAGCCTTTAATCTGTCCTTTACAGAGGCTTTTCTTTCATCATCTATATAAGTAGCCTCCTGTACTTCATAAGGCGTCATTTCGTCTAAGAACTTCTGATTTTGCTTTTCCAACTCGTCCCAATTGGCCGCACGAATCAGGTCACCCGGAAGCATGATCTTTTCCCTACCAAGAATTGTTTTGTTGAAACCATTGAAGTCCTTATAGTAACTTGTTGCAAGTTGGTGCACTAATACTGTAGGGTCAAGACCTGATTTTGCAGCGACAAGACCTATTATGATAGAATTGATAGGAAGTGTTCGAAATACACGAGAAACGTTTTCTTGTCCATGCAAGGTAGCGACAATATCTATTTTCCCGTCTACAGTCAGTTTTAGTTCATTTCCCTTTACTTCTTTCCGGGCTTGCTCCAGCATGTTTCTTATTTCCCGCTCGAATATCAATGCCTTTTCTTCCTTTTCTTCTGCAAGATATTTTTGATACCGGTGCTGTAGGTCTATTATGATAGTGTTTATGATCTGTAGCCTACCGGCTTCCGTTGCTACCTTATATTGATTGGATGAAGCAAGAAATACGGCACGTTTGCTTTCGATTTCCGCTTTCTTTTTGGCAAAGATGGCTTGCAGTTCCTTTTGGGTAAGTTTTATCTTCTTTTCTTCCTTTAGGATTTTCTGGACATCATCAACGCCGTTCATCTCCCCAAACAGTTTCACGATATAGGACATGATTTCCGGCGTGACAGATGAAAGCATTTCTTTTCGGTAAATGTCGTTGAATACCTCTTTGCACCTCTTTATTTCTTCTATGAGAGGTATAACATACATTTCTTTATGTCGTTGTGCTTTCTTTACGTCCGATTCCTTTCCACCGTGACGAAGGATAAAACCCTTTGCAGAATAGCTTTTTAAGTCGGCCGTGATCTCCTCCCCGTCCTTACCTTCAAAGACAAAGAAACGGTAAGACGATTCAGATAGTGCCCTTTCTGCCGTTTCCAAAGCGACAAAAGCGTTTTTTAGCTCACTGGAAGCGGTCTGGATCACTTCTGGAGCTTGTTCTATTATTTCCACAAAGTCCTTTTGGGAAATAGCCGGTAAATCTTTATTAGTAAGTTGTTTCCCCTTCTGCATTGTTCAATTCTTCGATTTGAGATTTGGAAAGCTGTGCACTATTATATTCAAAACATTCTGATTTGTCCACATAAGGACATTCGATTTTGTATCTACAGTTATCGCAAACTATAGAAGGTTTGTCTACAGACTTTTGTAGTTTCATTTTGACAAAAATTTAATGGTTATTATGTGACAAAACTACACTAAAGAAAGGACAAAAACAAAAGTCCTTACCTATACATCGCGTACCGGTAAGGACAAAATAATAACATAAACTAATTAAACTACTAAATACCAATTGAATAACTAAACTAATAATATAACAAACATAAAATTTTCTACACATAGCAAAGATATACAAATCTTTTTCTTTGGAAAGGCTAAACACTTTCAAAATATGCAACCTCTTTAAGCTGATACATTTTCAGTCTTTCTCCGTTTTCTATTTTGTAGCCGACATATACCAATTTATAAAGGAACTGATAAAAGTTGCCCGGCAAAAATTTCTTTTTGTTTTTCTTTAGGATATTCTTCACAAAATATCCTTTATAGAAAAAACCTTGTAACTTTTTTGAATCATTCAATAGAAGTACATTCACAATATCTACAGATTTGTTCAAATAGAAGCACGGCACGCCGGCATTGTATTTCCATGTTACAAACTTAACATTGTCTTTTGTGTAATACTTCATTCTATTCTTTCCTTTTTCTTTCCTTATCTGCCTTTTAGAGACAAACAAGGAAAGGAATTTGTTTAACCGGATCATAGCGTTACATGCTTTCGTTTATCTTTTGTAATACACTTTGCAACACACTGTCGCCGTTGAAAGTTGTTTCTATTATAGTATTTGTATTTCCATCACCATAAGTAAACACTATTTTCCCGGTTTTATCATATAGCTTTATATCCTGTATAACTTTTAACTCTTTTGAGCTATCCTGTTTTACTTTAGATGAGATGCTTTCCAAGTCGAGTCCGGTTACTTCTATCATATCATCCGTATAGTCAGAGACATTAAAAGCAAAGTAACTTTCATTCTCTTTGTCTCGGACAAAGTTATATGCTTCAAATTCATTTTTAAACGCCTTTTCTTTTCCGTTCTTAAATAGGTGGAATGTTTGTGTGTTTGGTTGCTCCCAATGATAGCCTTCTTTCTCCAAAAAGGAAAATACTTTGTTTGTAGCATGTTGCCTTACAGACAGCAGACAATTATTTAAGAACTCACTAAACGCAACGGTCTGATCTATATCCTTTTCTACGTGAACACCTACTTTTGTATTTATTTCCAAAAGTTTTGTATAAGCCCAAACACGAACTTCACGTATAAGACTGTCACCGCCTTTAGGGACACAAAAAATATTATTATCTTTGTCTATAGCAACACTCAAACCTTTGCTATTCAAACATGCGCTTACCTCACCTAAAGAACACCCAGTAAAATATTCCTTGTCAGCTTCCAATAATTCAAACTCTTTTTCTTTTTCGCTTATTTCTGTTACGTTTGCAGTACTTTCTTTGCTCTCCTGTAGGTTTGTATCATTTTTGATTTCCGGCGTTCTTACAGGCTTAGTATCTGTGTCCGGTTCTTTTGTTTCTTTTCCACAATAAACAGGTGTTAACTTATCCGGGAAATAATCGTTCTTATCTCTAATTGGATTAAAAAAATCGTTTTTGCTATCAATCATAAAGCAGTTATCACAGTTGTCAGAGACAAAAGAAAGTTTACAATAACTATATTCTTTTGTAAAGTATATTTCGCCGTTCCAACCGTCCAGACAAGAAAGTACCTTATTTAATCTGTTATCTGATCTATAAGTAAAATTAGACGGTTCAGACAATTGTACAAACAATTCTCCGTATTTATTATCTGTATCACTTATTCCTAATTCTGTAATATAATTTACTCTTAATCGGTCTGATCCTTTTTCTATCTCGAAAGAAACAAATTCGGAGACTTTAGATATAGTTTTTAAATCCTTTGTAAACTGTTTGCTGTCCTTAACTGTCAATTTTAATTCCTTGTATAAAATAGGGTAAACATTCTCTATATTTACATTCTTATTGGAATCATTGTAGCGACACTCAAACGTTTCGCCTTTATCTGTTACGATCGTTACGACTATTTGACCCTCTTTATCGTCACAGTTAACAACAATATGACATTCTTTTCCTACTACCTTTTTAAAGATGTCAAAAGATATACATATATGCTTATCCCAATTGCCAAAAAAATTAGATATTTTCACATTTCTACTTTTACAAATAAACGAATCAGTAGCATATATTTTGCCTAAGTTTATATCTATTAAAATATTGTTATCAATATAGTGATTTGAACTTTTGGTTTTTGCAGTTAGAAACGTTTTGTCTTTCTTGTTAAATTCAATATCAAAAGAGCAAATACAATTATCCTCGCTTTCTTGCGCCTGGTTTCTTTCTTTGACAAATTCTAATTTTTCTTTTGAACCTGACAATTGCTTAAACCTCTCCAGATATTCAAACACTTTGATCACGTCAAAGCTACATTTGAAATTATCTTTTTCAATAGAAACAATGTTATTAGATACCTTACATATATAAAACACGCTATTTTCAAAAATAGGGTCAATATTAGAATAATAAGGGCTTTTTGTATAATATTTTATCGCTTGATCTTTTTCTTTCTCTGTTAGTCTTTCTGCTTTCCCTTGCTTTGTTTCTAAGCTCTCACAGCTTTCAATGTAAGTGTAAATGCCTTTCAATGTATATACACCAGGTTTTTCGTTTTTAAAAAGTTCCTGGAAGTATGCTTTTGCGATTTCCAACAATTCTAAAAAAATTTCCATGAATAAAGTATTTGTACTGTTATTAGTTGCTTTCATTTTATTATCTCCTATTAGTTTATATTATTGTTAATAAATTGTTTATGCTTTATGGATTGATTGATAAAATAGGTAGGGTTATTACTCCCTACCTTTGTCCAGGTTCGTTACCTCTATTCCTTCCGGTAAAGTATTACTGCACACAAGTTCGTTGATTAAATCAGAAGGAACCTTTTCACAGCAATCTAACCAATTAAAACAAAGTTCGTTTTTATAATCGTAAAGGGTAACGTTATCCCAACTTATGCCGAAAGAGACAACCGCCTTTTTTACTTCGTAAATTCTTTTTGCTTTTTCTACACTTTTGGCAAACTCTTTTTCAATCTCTGCAAGTTCTTCTAACCGTTTCTTTGTTCTTGCAGTTTCTTCACGCGCTTGTTTCATTTCTTTTGTCGCGTAACCATGTTTAAACAAATAGTCCATGTCGTTACACTTTTCTGCGTCAAATTGCTTGTAAACTTTATCCTTATTTTCAATTTTCAAAGTTAAGCCCGTTTTTGCTTCCATTTCCCGGATAGCTTCTTTTGCTTGCTTTTCCCAAGCATCAGCAACGCCCAAGTGAAAAACAAGGTAGTGAAATAAATCTTTGTTGTCTGAAGCGTTACGTAATATTTCGATAGCTTCCAAATTAGAAATATTATACATTTCCGCTATTTGTTCATTTGTTTTGCCTTCATTGATATGAAAGCGAATGTCATCTATAAACATTGGTTGTCCCAAATGATTAAAACCATGTAACCGATTAAATTTTTCAAGTTCCGGTTTAAAATAGGCAATTGCATCAGCAATCGCGCCACTTATATAAGTGTAAAACCTTCCATTTCTTTTTTTAACTTTAATTTCGCCGGTAAAACTAAAGGTTAAATGTCCGTTTTTGCAATCATCATTTAACCCAATATAGTAGGCCAAGGAATAACATTTACCGCCTTCAAAAAGATAATCATATACTTGTGTGTCCTCTTTAAAGAACTTAGAAAATAATCCAGAAAAACCAATACGATTTACAGTTACCTTGTTTTCGTTGTTATTTACTGTAGTTGTCATAACTTAATCGCGTTTTGTCAAGGTTTGCGCACCTTGCTTAATTAGTTTAGTTAGTTGCTTTATTAATAAGTTAAAATTTGTACTTTATACCCGTCTTTCCCGGAAAATTGATATATTTCGCTTGCTGCCTCTACATATTCGCTTTCAACTATATCTAAGCAGCCTTTCTCTTTTCCGTCAAAAGAGTAGGTTTTAAGCTCCTCAATAAATTCTACACAATCACCCTGTAATAGGGTTAATCCACCACCTCCATTGCCCAAAGTTGCTACAACAATAGTATTGTTGTTTTTCAGTTCTGTAGCAATAAATTCAAAAATTTGTTCTTTTGTTCTCATGATCTTTATTATTTATGTTATTATTTACATTACAAATGTAACACTTTAATG